GGGGGGGTGTCTAAAAAACATACCCCCACCCATATCGCGGCGGTCTTTGTTTTTTCCCCAGAGGGAAATTTTTGAAAAATGTTCTGACATATCAGCAGGGTTTTAAAGAGTTTATAGGATTATTACTGAGCGGTGGCTGGCTCATCTTTAAAGGTTGTCTCCTTTCATATACAAGAGTGTAGTAATAGTCTCTGTAAACTCTTTAAAACCCTGCTGAAACTTTATATAAAGTGTGCAGAAATTACTTAAAAGGAGGCGGTAACTATGAGGAAAGTTAAGCCAGACTCATCTTCTGATACTGCCAGTCAGCGAATGCGACCAGCAATTACACCAGAAGCAAGACAGAAACAGATGATTTCTCTTGCAACTGATTGTGCTGAGGATTTAATGAGGTCTGGTAAGGCACCATCGCAGATTATTGTTCATTATTTAAAGCTTGGAACAAAACAGGCAGAGCTTGAATTAGAGAAGACAAAAAAAGAGTTAGCTCTAACAGAAGCAAAAACAAAAAGTATTCAATCGGCAGAACAAGCAGAGCAAACTTATAAGAATGCTCTTGAGGCTTTCAGAGGATACAGCGGACAGGATACAAAAAGGGAGAGCGACGAATATGAGTGGGATGATTAAAACATATACCGAGCTTATCCGTTTGCAAACATTTCAAGAAAGATTTGAATATTTAAAATTAGATGGCTCAGTTGGAATAGAGACATTTGGATTTGATAGATATTTGAATCAGATTTTCTATAACTCAAAAGAGTGGAAAAGACTTAGAAATGAAATCATTGTCAGAGACAAGGGTTGCGATTTGGCTTGCGATGGTTATGAAATTCAAGGAAATATCATTATTCATCATATGAATCCAATTACACCAGAAGACATTATTAATAGAAATGATGACCTTCTCAATCCTGAGTATCTGATATCAACTGTATTGAATACACACAATGCTATACATTATGGTGATTCAAATTTATTACCACATGCTCTTGTAGAGAGAAGAAAAAACGATATGTGTCCATGGAGACATTAGAAGGAGGTTACTTATGGGTGAAGAAAGAAAAGAAAATCAGTCAGTGCAGACAGTATCTGATACTAAGTCATCAGTAGGGTCAGTAGATACAAATAATGAAAGTATTAAAATTTTTGGCGTTGTTGAAAGCTGTGGACAGCTGAGAGTTAGGAAAGAACCAAATAAAGAAGCAGATGTTATAGCAACAATTCCAGTTGGTACATTAGTGGAACTTGAAAATGATGAAGTTATTGATGGCTTCTATGCTGTTCATACAGAAGTAGGAGATGGCTATTGTATGGCTGAGTTCATTCAGGTTACTCGACCTGAAAAGGAGTGATTATATGGCAGCAGAGAGAATGAATGACAGTATATTAACATCTGTGAAAAAAATGTTAGGCTTGTCAGAAGAGTATAACGCATTTGATTTAGACATTATTACACATATTAATTCTGTATTCACAATTTTGACGCAGATTGGGGTAGGTTCTGGCAATGGATTTATGATTGAAGATAAAACTCCTGTATGGACAGATTTTATACAGGATAGTGGAATTTATCAGCTTGTAAAATCCTATATGGTATTAAAAGTTCGATTGCTATTCGATCCACCGATGAGCTCTGCTGTATTAGAATGTTACAAAACCCAAGTAAACGAATACGAGTGGAGATTAAAAACAATGGCTGAAAACCAGGAGGTGAACAATCAAAATGAATAATGAAATTAAACACCATGGTATTAAGGGTATGAGATGGGGAGTGCGTCGCTATCAGAGCAAAGATGGTTCCTTAACTTCTGCTGGAAGAAAAAGACAGTCTGACGGTAGCGGAGAAAAGAAAGCCACATCATCTAGTACAAAGAAAAAGATTGCCGTAGCGGCAGTAAGTACAGCAACAATTGCAGCGGCAGCATATTATGTTCATAAGAATCCTGAAAAAATTGGACAGGCAATGTCAAAGTTTAAAGGAGTGAAGATGAAAGATCTTAGTCAGAAAGCAGCTGATAAGGGCAGGGAATATGTTAAGAATGCCGTGAAAGGTGCTAAGGATGGAGTAGAAGAAGCAACTAAAGAAGCACCTAAGAAAGCTGCAAAAGCAGTTGTTACTGGTATTATCATGAACCAGACCAAAAAGGCTCTTGATTCAGCGGTAGGAAAGGAAGAAAGTGCAAAAATATTCCAGGCAAATGATAATAAAAAAATCGGAAAATTCTGGAAAGTGTCACCTGACGATAAAGATGACGATGATTAATTAATCGAAAGGAAGACACAACATGGCATTATCAAACACAGCCGTCCCGAAATATTACGGCATGTTTCGCGATGCCGTTATTCGAGGTGAGATACCAGTAAATAAGGAAATCTCTATGGAGATGAACCGTATTGATGACCTTATTGCAAATCCTGGAGTATATTATGATGATAAAGCAGTTGAAGGATTTATCTTATACTGCGAAAATGAATTAACACTTACCGATGGTTCGGATCTGAATCTTCTTGATTCATTTAAAGTATGGTCTGAACAAATTTTTGGTTGGTATTATTTCGTTGAAAGAAGTGTCTATGAACCGTCAGAAGATGGTCATGGTGGACATTATGTTAAAAAGCATATCCGAAAAAGGCTAATTAACAAGCAGTACCTTATCGTAGCACGAGGCGCTGCAAAATCTATGTATGGTTCTTGTTTACAAAACTATTTTCTTAATGTTGATATCACAACAACACACCAGATTACAACCGCACCAACAATGAAACAGGCAGAAGAAGTTCTGTCACCTATTCGTACAGCTATTACCCGTTCGAGAGGACCATTTTATAAGTTCCTTACAGATGGTTCAATAATGAATACCAGTGGTTCAAAAGCCAATAGAGTTAAATTGGCATCGACTAAGAAAGGAATAGAAAATTTTCTTACTGGTTCGTTATTGGAAATTCGTCCGATGAGGATAGACAAGCTACAGGGATTGCAGCTCAAGGTTGCAACTGTTGATGAATGGTTATCCGGAGATATCAGAGAAGATGTAATTGGTGCTATTGAACAGGGGGCATCAAAGGTAGATGATTATTTGATTGTTGCTATTAGCTCTGAGGGTACAGTCCGTAATGGAGCAGGCGATACAATCAAAATGGAATTGCAGGACATCCTAAAAGGTGAATATATTAACCCTCATGTTTCTATCTGGTGGTACAAACTTGATTCTGTTGAAGAAGTTTCAAATCCAGATATGTGGTTGAAAGCTAATCCAAATTTAGGAAAAACTGTCAGCTATGAAACATATCAGCTTGATGTTGAAAGAGCAGAGAAAGCTCCAGCTGCAAGAAATGATATACTTGCAAAACGATTTGGTCTGCCGATGGAAGGCTATACATATTACTTCACATACGAAGAAACTTTGCCACATCGAAAAAGAGATTTTTGGCAATTGCCATGCTCTTTAGGTGGAGACCTATCACAGGGAGATGACTTCTGTGCATTTACATTTCTGTTTCCATTATCGAACGGTGCATTTGGTGTAAAGACACGAAATTATATAACGCAAAGGACATTAATGAAATTACAGCCGGCAATGAGATTGAAATATGAAGAGTTCATTAAGGAAGGTAGTCTTATTGTTATGGAAAGAACTGTTCTGGATATGATGGACGTATATGAAGATTTGGACAACTACATTATTGAAAGTGGTTACGATGTAAGGTGCTTTGGGTACGACCCATATAACGCAAAAGATTTCGTAGAACGTTGGACACAGGAAAATGGTGTATTTGGTGTAGAAAAAGTAATCCAAGGAGCTAAGACAGAATCAGTTCCACTTGGAGAATTAAAGAAATTATCAGAAGATAGAATGCTTCTGTTCGATGAAGAGCTTATGACATTTACGATGGGAAACTGTATTACTTTAGAGGATACTAACGGAAACCGTAAATTGTTAAAGAAAAGATATGATCAGAAAATTGATGCAGTGGCAGCTATGATGGATGCCTATGTCGCATATAAGCTCAATCGAGATATGTTTGAATAAGGAGGAAAATTCAAAATGGAATTAACAGTTGGCTCCAGACTGAAACACGCCTGGAATGCATTTCTGAATCGAGCCCCCACTGCCAATTATCAGTATGGTATAAGTGGAGGATATGCATATCGACCAGATAGATTTAGACTCACAAGAGGAAATGAGCGTTCTATCGTGACCTCTGTTTACAATCGAATAGCTTTAGATGTAGCCGCCATTAACATTCAGCATGTTCAGTTGGATGATGAAGGGCGGTTTTTAAATGTTATAAAATCTGGACTTAATGATTGCTTATCATTAGAGGCAAATCTTGACCAGACAGGAAGAGCATTCATACAGGATGTAGTTATGTCAATGATGGATGAAGGTGTTGTAGCGATAGTACCTGTTGACACTACAATTGACCCAGATATATCTAACGGATTTGATATAACGTCAATGCGAGTAGGAAAAGTGGTTGATTGGTATCCGCAGCATGTAAAGCTGGAGGTATATAACGAACAGACAGGCATAAGGCAAAATATTACTATGCCAAAGAGAAGCGTAGCAATTATTGAAAACCCGCTTTATGCCGTTATTAATGAACCGAATTCTACAATGCAGAGATTGGTTCGAAAATTGAATCTTTTGGATGCTGTTGATGAACAGAGCAGTTCTGGAAAATTAGATTTAATTATCCAGTTGCCATATGTTATCAAATCAGATGCAAGAAGAAAGCAGGCTGAACTTCGAAGGAAAGATATAGAAGAACAGTTATCCGGCTCAAAGTATGGAATTGCGTATATTGATGGAACGGAGCATGTTACACAGTTAAATCGTTCAGTTGAGAATAATCTGATGAAGCAGATTGAATATTTGACGAGTATGCTATATAGCCAGTTAGGTATCACTCAGAGCATATTAGATGGAACAGCTGACGAGAAGACAATGCTTAATTACTACAATAGGACAATAGAACCAATTTTGTCGGCGATTGTTGACGAAATGAAACGTAAGTTCCTTACAAAGACAGCTCGCACAAAGAATAAGTCAATTAAGTTCTTTAGAGACCTATTCAAACTTGTACCGATAAGTGAAATCGCTGAGATAACGGATAAGTTTACGAGAAATGAAGTAGCATCATCTAATGAAATGCGTCAGGTAATTGGATGGAAACCATCTGATGACCCTAAGGCAGACGAATTGAGAAATAGTAACATATCACAATCTGACTCTGGAATCGCAACTCAGACCGATGATGAAAATCAAGATATAGGAGGAGAAATTCAAAATGAAGTATGATTTTGGTGGCTATGCCACACGAAACGATCTTACTTGTAGTGATGGTCGTGTGATTAAAAAAGATGCTTTTAAAGCACAGAATGGACAGACCGTACCATTAGTATGGAATCATAATCATGATGATGTCAATGATGTACTTGGGTTAGCGCATCTTGAAAATCGTAAAGATGGAGTATATGCGTATTGTGAATTTAATGACACAGATAATGGTAAGACAGCAAAAGAGCTTGTACAGCATGGTGATGTAAGGTCGCTTTCAATCTTTGCAAATCAGCTGATGCAGAAAGGCTCTGACGTAATTCACGGATTAATCAGAGAGGTTAGTCTTGTACTTGCCGGAGCTAATCCAGGAGCTTTTATTGATGACGTAATTGCTCATGGAGAAGATGGTTCTGGAATTATTGCTTGCTATGACGAGGGTGTAACAGTATTTATGCACTCTGATGACAAACCGGATGACGAAGAGAAAACTAAGGATTCGGAAGATAAGAAAAAAGAAAAGTCAGAAGATGATGAGACCGTTGAAGACGTGTTAGCAACTCTTACTGAAAAGCAGCAGACAGCTGTATATGCCATGATTGGCGCAATGACTGGAGAAGATCCAGAAAACAACAATGATAACTCAGATGATAATGAAGGAGGAAATGATAAAATGGCGATGAAACATAACGTATTTGAGAATGGTGCACAGGCACAGGATAACACACTTTCTCATGCTGACCAGGTGGCTATCCTTGAGACAGCAAAGATGAGAACAGTCGGAAC